AGCTAGTAAACGTAACATTCAGCCATGAGCTTAAAGGTTCTGGTACTGTTGGGTCGGCTGCTGCTATATCTACATTGTTACGTGGTTGTGGTTTCGCTGAGACTACCATTGCTAACAGTGCTGCTGCAACTATATCGACAGTAACTCCGGGCACGGCAAATGCTGGTGAGACTATCGCATGGTCAGAAGACACTGCTAGTATCCAGACGGGTAGATACCGTATTACATGTACGCTTGCAGGTGCTTCGGCAACGGCAGAGCTACGTGTTTCTGGTACCCCAGCTTCGGGAGATGAGACCGTGCTTCCTAATGAAACTTTCGCAGGTGAGTTTACTGATGGTAACGGTGGCACAGGTACGATGACATTAACCCAAACGTTAACAGGTGCGGGTGACTATAGTTCTATCGTTTACACGGTAGGCGGTGCATTTACTGTTGGCGATGTAGCTGTTGCGACTGTTGGTGGTAAGAAATTCTATCATACGGTAGTAACGGGTGATACGGACACGACTGGTGTTGCGGATGCCTTGGCTCTCGTTATGAACGCTGATGCTCGTGTAGTTGCTAATAACGCCTCTGCGGTTATCACGGCTACCTTCGCAGGTGCTGCTGCTCCTGTTGTTGGTACTTCTGGTACGACTGAGTACGCTCTAGGTACTGCTCTTGCAGGTCTTGTTCCTACATGGTCAAATGCTCTAACTCAGGGCGACTACTGGGACATTCTAGTATTGGAGCCGGGGGTTCATTACACGCCTATCTCTACAGGGTTTGAGAGCTTGACTGTTTATATGTACCTTGACCAACTACTTCACAAAGTAACTGGCTGTATGGGTTCGGTTGTATTCAGTGGAGAATCAGGTAACTTTGGTTTGGCGCAGTTCTCATTTACAGGACAGTATATTGCACCACTGGATTCCGCAATTCCTACAGGAGCTGTATACGAGGAAACCATCCCTAGTCAGATCGAGCTTGCTCAGTTGACTATTGATGGTATAGATGATTTCTGTGCACAGTCGTTTAATATCGACATGCAGAATAACGTTGTACCTCGTGACTGTATTAACAATGCGGACGGATTTAACGGTGTACGTTTGACTGCAAGAAGCCCACAGGGTACGATTAACCCAGAAGCGACCCAAGAGCAGCATTTCCCATTTTGGGGGTATCTGTCAGGGTCAACACAGTTCTCTTTCCACGTTAAGGTAGGTACTGTTGCTGGTAACATTGTCCGTATGGTTTCGGACTCTGTACAAATATCCAATGTTGCTTACGGCGACAGGAACCAGATTCGTACCTATGAATTGAGTATTAGATTCTCTCAATTCAGCTCTGATGGTGATGACGAAATCAGGATGGTCTTCGCATGATAATCCCTTAAATTAAGGCTTGACAGTCAGCGACATATAGGTTAAAAGGTGGGTAGCGGTGGTTATCCGCCTTTTTACTTATATTTGGAGGTTGTTATGGTACTACGTAAGCGTACTAAAGAAGGGTGGAGGACTATTGTTGGGTACGAGGGTCTGTACGAAGTAAGCGATAAGGGGCAGGTACGAAGTTGTGATTATTATGTTACCAAAGAAACAATGTGTGGGCGCATCATAACTAAGGAATTAAGGGAGGGGCACTTACTTAAACAATCTCCTATGTCTTCTGGTTATTTAGCCGTAGGTCTTTATTATGGGACGGGTAAGAAGGGTACTACTCTAACAGTTCATAGATTAGTAGCCATAGCGTTCTTGGGTGAACCACTTGAGAGTAAGGGTACTGTTGACCACTTGGATAGTAATCGTACCAATAATAAGCTAGGTAACTTAAGGTGGGCCTCTCACTCAGACCAAAGAGTGACAGCAAGGAAGACAGGGCAGATGCCCGTAGGGGATAAGCATTATCTAGCTACAATCCCGGATTCCGACTTAGTTAGGATACGACAAAGGTATATACCGCACAACCCTGTACACGGGGCGGCTGCTATAGGTAGAGAGTACGGTGTAGGGCGTAGTACTATAGCAAAAATAATAAAGGGCATTAACCGAAAGTAAGCATGGTTTTTGCGTAGTAGACATTGCGTACAACATATAGTACAATGACCCGTCAGGTGAAAGCTTGGCGGGTTTTTACGTATCGAATATACGAACCTAATAAGGGATAGAGCATGGCTATAAGACAGCCTATATACCTAGTGGTAAAATGTACTGGACTTATTAGTGCCGATGGTGTAGAACAGGTGATAGTCCTAGAGGCTAAATTAACTCGTGCTAGCGCAGATGCAGCTTGCACACGACATGAAGGAGCGAAGATAATCAAAATGATTGCTGATAAATTTGCTCCTGAAGCGTGAGCTTGCAAACGTTTGCAATGGTACATAGCAAAAACTCAATTTAAAGGAAGGGTATTAGTTATGGCTATAACAGGAATATCAAAATTCGAGACAGAGAAATTCTGCTCTGTTAAGGATAAAGAAAAAGAAACGGTTTTCGAGATAGGGTCTTTGGACGTTGACTTGAAAGCTAAGCTTACTGATGAGATGTATTCTATGGGTCTCGGCGACGGCGGCGGCGGCATGAATGTCGGCAATAATAAAAACACCACTTATCTTAAAGCTGTAAAATTCGGTCTTCGTGGCTGGACTAACTTTAAGGACGAGAAAGGTAAAGACATTGCGTTCACGCAAGGCGAACATTTCATGGGGAGTAAACGCTATGAAACTGTTTCGGAAGAGTCGTTGCAGCAAATGCCATTATGGTTGATACGGGAGATTGGAGGTAAGATACTTGAATCCAATGATGTTGATACTGGTATGGCGGGAAACTTCGGTCTGGGATAATAGCGACGGAGTTATACCCAGAATTCGACTGTAATAAGTGTAGTGAACAAGATAAGGTAGACAGAGGCTGTGAAAAGGAAACGCCATATAAATACTGGAAAGACCTTGAGGGTAACGAACAAAACCGTTGCCCTCGCAGACCTATGTTGGAGAATCCTCGTATGTTCAACACAATTATTCGGGCGTATAATCAATACCAAGCAGGGTACTTACCCCACGCGGGTGGAATCCAAGATCAACACTGCATGTTCCCAGAATTAATGGGGCTTATGCAATCTACCCTTACGGCTTGTGGCACACTAAAAGAGCAAAATAGTAAAAGTAAGTCTATGCCAGCAGGTAATGTTAGTTTATTGCACAAGTAAAGGAGAACCATCATGCCACAGAGAGAAGGTGCTACAGCACAATTCGGTAGGCTGTCACAGGAACTACAGAAAGCAGCCTTTCACTTTGGGAGCATGGCTACTGCTGCGGGTGCCGTGGGTAAATCCATAGGAGCCTTCAGAGAACTTGAGAAGCAGTTAGCTCTGACCAATTCTGTTGCTGGAGGTACAGTAAGAGACCTTAAAGAAATGGAAGAATCGGTAAGAAACTTCGCTCTTGCTGCTACTTCTGGTGCTTCAGAGGCTGCGAACGCTCTATATTTCCTATCCTCGGCAGGTTTTAGCGTCGCTGAGGCAGGTTCAGCCATGACAGGGGTACTATTGCTAGCTCAGTCCACTCTTGAGCCTGTAGGAGAGGCTGCGGACGTTGTAGCTTCTAATATTCGTGCATTCGGTCTGGAAGCACAAGATGCGGGTCGTGTGTCTAACGTATTTGTGGCTGCAATAACTAAATCACAAGCAACTCTACCTAAGTTGGCATTTGCACTTCGTCAAGTGGGTCCTGTTGCATCCGTAGCCAGATTATCTATAGAAAAAACTTCGGCTGCACTTGGTGTGCTATTTAACATCGGTTTACGTGGTGAGCAAGCAGGTACCGCTTTGCGTAATACCATAGTTAGATTGGAAGCTCCGGTAGGTGCTGCAAAAACTATTCTAGACAAATTAGGAATATCTACCACAGATGTCTCAGGTCGTATGCGTGACCTTGGAGATATTTTGGGGGAACTACGTAGCAAGAATTTAGCCGAAGCGCAGTTATCTGCAATATTTGGTACGGAGGCTTTGGCGGGTGGTCTGGCCTTGATGGAATCCACCACAGGCGCGTGGGAGAAACTGCAAGGACAGATAACTAATACGCAGGAAGCTTTCAGGGTGTCAAACGATCAGTTGAACACTTGGAACGGAACACTACAATTAGCGCAAAATGCCGCGACGGAATTCGGAATAGAAGCGGGGGCAAATCTCACACCAGTACTCCGTGCAATGGCGGATGTACTGATAGACGCAACAATAGCGTGGAGAGAGTTGGATGAACCTACTAAAAAGTACTTAGTTACCCTAGCAGCTTTTGCGGTAGCTGGAGGTATAGGTGTCAGGGTACTATGGCTACTAGGTAAGGCGTTGTTCGCACTACCTGTTAAGATAACTGCCGTAAAACTGGCTATAGATGGCCTAATATTATCTATGGTAGGAAAGAGCGGTGCAGTAGGGGCAATGGGAGCCTTCTTGTTTAACTTAAGCCCTATGGGTAGACTACTATCGGGTGTGGCTATAGCTATAACAGGGGTCGCAGCGGTGACTGGTGGTCTAACTCTAGGGTTTAATGCTGGAGCCAAGGCAGCTAGGGCGTGGGCCAAAGAAATAGCTGGGGTATTCGGGGATAAGACACTTAAGCCCGTGCAAACGTTTGCACCACAGATAATACGAGAGTTGAAACGTATAGAGTTGGCCTTTGGCAAAGGTGACGATGGCGCGTTCGACAGGAACAGGGTATTGGAGTCTTTTCAGAAAAAGGTTTCGGGTGCCATAGCTGAGCAGACGCAGAATACTGAGGAGTTGGTAGCTAACCTAAAGGGCTTAGCTAAACAAACGGAGTCCCTGCAAGACGCTAGTAAATTACTATCGGGCGTACTAGACTTCAGCACCACGTTTGGGGTGGGCACACCCGCCCTTAAAGGCAAGCTAGAAAAGGTAGTGGGAGAGCATAGGGCGGAAGACCCTGAAGAGTTAGGTCAGGCTATAGCTACGTTTTTCTTGGGGATAAACCCTCGGGCTATTCACCGTGCAGGGAGTAAGGCTAGGGAGGATATAGCTAAAGGGGTCGAGGCTATAGAGGTAATATTTACCAAAGGGTCAGAAACCAGACATCAAATTGACGGTATCATAACGGCTAACAAGGGAAAGAGTAATAAGGAAATAGTAGATAAGGTAGTTGCATTTATAGCCGAACAAGGACCCTCCGCTTCAGGCTTTACCGATGCTATGCAGCTACAATTAGATCAAGCCAGTGTAGACCTTAGGCTATTAAAATTTACAGCATTCGAGACGACTAAAAAGCGTAAGGAGGCCACGGAGAGTTTTATCGAGGGTTTACGTAGTGGCACAGGTGCTGGGGCCGATAAAAGGCTACAGGCTGTTTTACCGGAGCTAAGAGCGGGGCTAGTGGAAGGTAGCAAACTACTTGAACAAGTTCGTTCATTATTGAATGATGACAAAACTTCTTTGTCTCAGGATGACGTTATAGAATCGGTGGCTGGTAGTATAGGCAAAGGCAGTGAGTCAGCAGCAGCAAGACTTAAGGAAGCTAATTCTCTTAAGAATAAAAACTTCGTTGTGTTTGATGAGTTCCTGCATACGCTGGAAGCCGATGCCCGAAAGACTGGCGTGGCAGCGCAGAAGGCATTTGCGAATATATCCAAGGATTTTATGGTTTTACGGAAGCTAGACGCAGAGGGTATTAACAAGGCAGCAGCAGCCGACCTAAAGGAATTTGCACGCAAGCTCTCCGAGGGTCTTGAGGGTAACCAGATTCTAGATAAAATACGAACTAGTGACCTATTCGTAAAAAATCCTGACCTGTTAGACGCACTATCTGGTAAGGCGTTATATAAACAGATAGCCGATGGTAGTATGCAGGCGTTAAAGGGTGACGAAGAGAAGGAGGTAAGGGCTAACAAGATAGCCAAACTGAAAAAGTTTGCTGGCGGCTTGGATGATGCGGCATTAACATCCATAATCGACCGTACGGCTGAACAGAGCGCACGTAAGGGTACCAACGTAGCAGACAAAGTATTTGCGGATAAGCAAAGAGCGACTAAGAAACGTGACCAAGAAGAGCTACGATCTGCGCGGGAGAGGGGTAACCTATATAGGGATATTCGTGCTGCTAATTTGGAAGCCACGGACTTACTGACACAGCTAACTCCTGACAATTTCTCTGCTTCGTTAGACTCGGACGTAGCTATAATGGATAACGACTATAGGAAAGCTTTAGATGATATAGAACGTAATATCGTGGACGCTCGTAATAAGAACCCGCTTACATTCACAGAAGCTCTAGCTGATAAGATGCGTAACTCTGCACAAGCAGCAGCTAAAGCGAGCTTAGAAGTACAAAAACAACAAGGAGCTATGGCTAGTCGTGAAGCAGCTATAACTTATCAGCAGAATGTTAACGGGTACTTCGTAGACGTAGCAAAAATAACTACAGAAATTAACGAGCGGATAGCCGGGCTAAGTCTTCAAGACGTTGATATTAGATTGGTTACCCTGAAGGAGAATGAACTAGCTAAAATAAGGATGGATGCTGACCAAGCTCTACAGGAAGCAGAAAATTCATATAGAACCTTGAAAAATAATACAGCCGATGAGGCTCGCCTAGCGCAATTGGCTGCTGGACATAAAGAAGTTATCCTACTAATAAATGAAAAGCGTATGGCCGAAGAGGCACATGCTGAATCCGCTCAAGCAGCGTTTTCTCGCCATGACAAAGCTACAAGGGAACGTATACAGCAAATAACGGACGAGGGTAGGGCTACCGACAATATGTTGCTCGGAGCACAGGCTAGATTACTTGAGCTTCAGCAGGCCGCCAAAGACGGTACATTCCGTATGGGTCAAGATATTCTGCAAACCTCGGTAGATACTCTGAGCGACGGGTTCACTGCTTTGTTTACGGGCATTGAATTTAGCTGGAGAGAAACTTTACGTCAAATGGCAATAGACGTGGTGAAGTCTCAGATCAAACAAGCACTTATTAGCGTGATAGGGTCACTTGCGGGAGGGGGTATAGGTTCTATATTAGGCACCCAAGGCTCTATATCCCGCTTTACTAAAACAGGAAGTACTGGTTTCATAGGACCACTCAAGCCTAGCGCACAAGGTAACGTATTCAACAACGGGGCTATCCAGCAATTTGCTAAAGGTGGCGTAGTTGATAAGTTCTCTACATTCCCTATGGCTGGCGGAAAAATGGGGTCGATGGCGGAAGGCAACAGGCCGGAAGCTATAATGCCGTTGAGGAGAGATGCCAGCGGTAATCTAGGGGTTAGTTCTTCTGGTGGCGGTCAGCAAGGTACTACGTATGTTAGCAACACGTATATTACGGTAGAAGGCGGCTCCGGCTCCGGTAACAGAGCGGATGACGAGGAGTTTGCATCTACGATAGGTAAACAATTCAAGGGAATACTCGATCTTAAAATGACAGAGTTTGTACAAGATAACCAACGGCTCGGCGGCCTACTAAATAAAGGAGTTAGAGTATGACAACATTCACACCACCGCAGGCCCCCTCTTACTCATCTTCTACGGATAAGGAGTTTAGAGTACTTACCGCAGATTTCGGGGACGGGTATTCTAACAGGGTAGGTGATGGGCTTAATGCGGTTAAAGAGACATGGGCACTTACTTGGAATCTACTATTTGCGTCTGAGGCAGATGCAATAACTAGTTTCTTTGACACACAAGCAGGCGTGTACTCCTTCGACTGGCTAACGCCTAACGCGGAGACCAAGACATTTATTGTTAAAGATTATAATAAAGCTTTTGTGGCTTTTAATAACCACACGGTAACAGCTACACTAGAACAAGTATTTGGAAGTTAACTATGGTATATGAACCTATACAAGCACCTAGCTGCGAGGCATGGTGGGATTCTACAGACCCTACGGCGGATGGAGCCACCTTGTACTCGGACGGGCAGGCGATGGGCGATACTGCGCTAGAGTGGGTAGATAAGGTCAACGGCTATTTGCTGACTCAGGGTTCCGCAGGCGCTCGCCCATTATTTAAGACTAATATAGTAAATGGCAATCCCATTGTCCGACTGGATGGGTCCGATGATTTCCTTGTAATGCCTAGTAGTCTATACACTATACCGAATAGTGACTGCACGATTGTTATTGTGGCGAAAACAAGCAGCACCAGCGTTATGCAAACTCTTATGGGGATGTCAACGTCAGGGGTTATGAATTGTGGTATACGATTCGGTGTAACAGGGCACGCTTACGGGCTAGCCCTAGCTTTAACCTCTCCTATCTTCACTTCCACAACTGCGTTGGCGGGGTGCTCTGTCACCGACCAAAGCCATGTGCATCTTAATGGAGTAGCTACGGACGAATTCAATGTATATACTTATAGAAAATCAGGTACCTTGCAAACGTTTGCAATAAACTCTAATATTGTTGCGACGAACGAGCTAGGTACTAATGTAGCTACTATAGATTTCGCTGGCCTCGGATCGGGGGATGGTACTTCCTTATACTTTGATGGCGATATAGGGGAGGTGGTTATCTACTCGGATAACTTAGGAGACGTTGATACAGCGGAGCTTAACCAGCATCTTGGGGAGAAATGGGGGGTATTCGTTACCAACAGTTTTAAACAAACAGCCATGGCCTTGTCGAGTGATCGGCTAGTGAAGTTATACGAAATTGATGCGACTAATATAGGGGGTCAGATATATAGGTTTGTTAGTTCTATCGACACAGAGCTTGCTATTACTTCGCTAACTAGCGTGGGGGTTATCGCGACTTGTGAAACAGCAGTGCCCCATACAATGTCCGGTGGGGACACTGCTAGGATTGCCGGGGCGGTACAGGCAGGGTACAGCGGTGATTTCACAGTGACGGTTATTAGTCCGTACATATTTACCTATAATCTCACAACTGGTAGTGCCACCTCCCCTGCTACCTCTATATCTTCACTGAAAATGACTCGGTTAAATAACACCATGGTGTACAACGGTAATGAGTATGTTCCCAGTGCCTTTGCCGCCGATGGTTTTGAGTGGTCGGGGCAAGGAAGCCTGCCACGCCCTAAACTTCGAGTTAGTAATATTAGTAAAGTTTTACTAGCATCCATTATAGGTCTGAATGATTTGTTGGGGGCAACCTTCACGCGTATAAGAACCTTTAGAAAATTCCTAGATGATGGTACCACACCTGACCCCTCGGCTATTTTCCCTAAAGACGTGTACACTATAGTACGTAAGGCTGTGCATAATAAAGTGTTCATCGAATTCGACTTGGCGGCATCTATAGATCAAGAAGGGGTGCTTATCCCTAGTAGGGTGTGCCTGCGTAACCTATGTATACATAAATATAGAGTGTGGGATGCCGACACCGAAGTGTTCGACTATACCAAGGCCACATGCCCTTATACCTCGGCAGCCAGTTTCACGAAGACGAACACCTATACCTCAACACCTTCGGAGGACGTTTGTGGCAAAAACTTGGATTCATGTAGGGTTCGTTTCGGAAATAACCCTTTACCCACCCGGGCGTTCCCCGGTATTGGAGGATAATTATATGTTTAATTACACTGTTACACAATCCGCCAGAAAAGATGCTCTGGATAAATACCCGGAAGAGTGCTGCGGTATCGTGGTGGATGACGCTTATATTTCTTGTAACAATATAGCTAAGGACCCTTTATCTGATTTTTTAATCACACCTTCTGTAGTTGACCCCTTTATTATAACGAGGGAGTTACAGGCTGTGATACATAGCCACCCACATGCGGGCGCGTGGTCACAGAGTAGCCCTAGCAAAGCGGATATGCAGGGGCAGGTAACCACTGGGGTGCCGTGGGGTATAATAGACACGGATGGGGATATAGTAAATAACCCTTATTGGTGGGGTGATTTCCTATTGGATGAGATTATTATAGGTAAGAGGTTCCACTCAGGAGTGGACGATTGCTATAGCCTAATTAGAGCATGGTACTGGCAGAAAATGGGCATACTTCTAAAAGAATTTCCTCGTTCTACCTCGTGGTGGACAAACGACGAGAACATGTATGTAGACGGATTTGAGAGTGCGGGATTCGTCAGGATAGACAAATCCGAACTACGCAACGGTGATGTTATGTTGGGTAAAGTTTTATCTAGTAAGATAAATCATGGCAGTATATTCATAAGTAATGAGGAGGATGGTATCGGACTTGTACTGCACCATCTCCCTAAGAGAATATCACGTATGGAAACCGCTACCGCTTGGGTAGATCGGTCTGATATATTTTTGAGGTATAGTAATGTTAAATAAGGTTAAGCTATATGGGCACTTGGCTAAGAAGTATGGTGCCGAGCATGAGTTCGCTATAAATACACCGGGGGAGGCAGCAAGAGCATTGGCCGCTAACTTCCAAACATTCTTGAATGATTTTAAGGATGGGCACTACCGGGTTATCATAGGGGACAGGCACACAGGTATTGAGATTGATAAATCGGGAGTTAACTTCCACGTAGGCAGCAGTGAAGTACACATTATACCTATACTGTCGGGCAGTAAGAAGGGTTTGGGGTCGATAATAGCTGGCGTGGTACTAATCACTATCGCTATAATCGCGGTTGTATTATCAGGAGGAACCTTATCAGGGCCTGCTCTAGCTTTAGCAGAAACTGCTGTTAACGTGGGTTACGTACTCATAGCCGCCGGGGCAGCTCAGTTACTGGCACCGTCGGCTCAACAAGGGTCGTACGATAGTACTGAATCACCTGATTCTAGGTCTTCCTTCTTATTCAACGGAGCCACAAACAAAAATAGACAAGGTGCTCCAATACCCATCGTATACGGCAGGATGCGTACAGGTAGTGTGTTGATTAGCGCGGGTATAACAGTGGAGCAATTAATATGATATATAAACAACTTACCGATACGCTGGTGAAGGGGTCTAAGGAAGGCTCGACCCAGACGAAAAATAAGGCGAAACCACGAGCACCCGTAGAGGCCCCTAATACGCTTCAGAGTAAATCCGTACTACGTATTGTGGAGGCTATAAGTGAAGGGGAGATTAACGGACTTGTAGACGGGTTGAAATCGGTATACCTCGACAACACACCTGTACATAATGCGGACAGCACCGCGAACTTTGAAGGATTAACATTGGAGGCACGCACAGGATTACCCGATCAGGATGTAATACCCGGATTTGCGGACGTGCGCGAAGAATTCGCCGTAGGTGTACTTGTGGAGCAAGGTACTCCTATAGTACGCACCGTAACAGACGCAGACACTGACGCGGTAGACGTGACTATACGTGTACCGTCATTGAGTAACCAAGACACACTAAATGGTGACCTCAATGGTGACTCCGTAGCATTCCTGATAGAGTATCAGCCGGATGGAGCTTCCTACGTGCAGGCGGTGTCCGACACTATAAAAGGTAAGACACTATCCCCTTACGAGCGCAGTTATCGTTTGTTATTAACAGGTTCGGCTCCTTGGAACATACGGGTTACTCGGGTAACAGCAGACAACGTTGCGTCTAACATAACCAATGATATGTACTTTTCCCGGTATACCCGTATTATTGACCACAAATTAATATACCCGGACACTGCCATAGTAGGTCTTTCTGCGGATAGTGCTCTGTTTGGGTCAGCCATCCCAGTAAGATCATACGATATAGAAGGTATTAAAATAAAAATACCCGTAAACTACAACCCCCTCACCCGTGTGTATACAGGTGTGTGGAATGGTACTTTTAAGACTGAATATTCTGATAACCCAGCGTGGATTCTATACGACCTCATATCCAGTGATAGGTACGGGATAGGACAGCATGTCAATGTAGCTGAGGTAGATAAATATGGGCTATACACTGTGGCAAAGTACTGCGACGGCCTTGTGGACGACGGAGGAGGGGTCATGGAGCCTAGATTCACCTTTAATGGGGTTATAGGCAGCCAAGTGGAAGCACTGAGTATCCTACAGTCCGTGGCGAGCATGTTTCAAGGTATACTCTACTGGGGGTCAACAGGGGCTGGCGGTGCAGTTACTGTGGTTAACGATATGCCCAAGGAGGCTTCTGGGCTGTACACTCAGGCAAATGTGAGAGACGGGGTATTCTCATATAGTGGAAGTTCCTTAAACTCCCGACACAGTGTTGTTTACGTAACATGGAACGACCCCGAGGATAACTACTCCGCCGCCATTGAGGCTGTGGAGGATGCGGACCTAGTAGGTCGTTATGGATTTCGTACCACTAATGTGGTGGCCTATGGCTGCACGAGAAGGTCACAGGCACATAGGTACGGGCGGTGGGTTCTTTATACAGAATCTAACGAGACAGAGCTAGTATCCTTCGGTGTCAGTATCGCAAATGCGGATGTTCGTCCCGGGGATATTATTAAGATACAGGATAAGGACTACGCGGAAGCTCGCTATGGCGGGAGGCTATCCACTGCGACTATTAACACAGTTACACTGGATAGTAGCATTACATTAGATTCTATACAGGCATACACTCTCGATATTATCCTACCTAATGGCAACATAGAAAGTAGGACCGTAACCGACGGCGCGGGTACTTACACGACTTTAAATGTGTCGGCAGATTTTACCACTATACCCGAAGCCAATACTATGTGGGTACTGACCGCTACAGACCTATTCCCTCGTCAGTTTAGGGTGATTTCGCTAGTAGAGAAAGGGGATAATGAATATGATATTACCGCCTTATTATATTTTTCAGGTAAGTTTGATCTAATTGAAAATAATATTAAGCTACCCGACTTCAATTTTTCTCGACTAAGTAACGGTCAGCCCCTTCCCCCGGTATCCCTAAATATTACGGAGTACTTATATCGAAATGGAGTTTTGTCAGAATCAGCCGCCACTATATCGTGGGAGGCACCATCAGACGCTAGGGTAGAGAAATACCAAGTAGAGGTGAAGAAGCCCGGGGACGGAAATAATTATGAATTGGTTGGAGTATCTCATGGGGTAAGCTTGGACTTCCGCCCGACATACGATGGTTTGTGGGGTTTTAGAGTTAGGTCTCTCGATGTATTTAATAATGCTAGCTCCTACACAGAGCTAGCCACTACGTATTTATCTATCAATAGTACACCTCCTCCCGATGTCACAGGCTTCGTTATAACTCCATTGGGCAATACGTCTGAGTTGGCGTGGGAAGCCGTGGTTGCGGTTAACATATCTCATTATGAGATAAGATATAATACTGCTGTAATAGGTGCCACATGGAACACTTCGCAGTTATTATTTGTTCAGGTCCCCAAGGATGCAACTAGTGTGGCGACTCTTAGCAGAGCAGGGTCATTTCTAATTAAGGCGGTTACGTTACCTACTGTTGATTTCCCCTCGGGTGTTTCCAGTGTTAACTCCACTGCGTTATCCACATCTTTGGATTTCTTCCAGAGTTTCAATTTCGTTATAGACGTGGATGAGCATCCTGACTTCTTGGGTGGTACCAGTAATATAATAGTTATAGATAACACACTACAGTTGGACATAACTGGTAACAACATGGATTTAGTAGCAGATTTTGACACCCTAGACGGAGTGGATTTGGGAGTGGGTACTGTTGTTGCGGAAGGAACCTACACTTTCAATAACTCTATTGACTTAACAGCAGTGTACACCTCAAGGTTATCCGCCAGTATTGACGTAGCGGGTAATAACTTAATTAATAGTGTGGACGGGTGGGATAACGTAGATAGTGTGTTAAACGTGGACGGCTCCGAGGAAGGCCAGTGGGATATACAACTACAGGTACGTACCACCCCCGACGACCCAGCAGGTAGCCCTACATGGACAGAGTGGTTAAACTTTAGTGTAGGGGATTACAACGCCCGAGCCTTTGAGTTTAGGTTAAAGCTATTTTCCTATTTCTCCACGGTTACACCCACAGTGACAAGTCTAACGGTTACCGTAGATATGCCGGATAGTGATCGTAGGGGTAACGATTTAGTCGTGGCTGTAAGTGGGTCAACGATCACGTACAGTACGCCGTTTAGGACTGCTACCCCAGCCATAGCCATTGCCGCACAGAACTTGCAGCAAGGGGATTATTGGGTAATAGATACTAAGACTGCTTCGGGTTTCGATATA